CAATATATAAATTATACTCGCATATACGTCGTTTGTCAAGCACATTTAATTTAAATTCGATTAAAAAGAAAAAATTCATTAATTTGCACAAGGAATAAATGAGAACTTGTAGCAAAATTTGCTGCTTAAAAAAGTCAAGGAGGCGATACAACGTTCTACAAACTCATTCTCGAAAACGAAACAGGTCAGCAGATCAACCTTTCCCAAACAGCAAACCGATACATTTTCTCCAAAATCAAAGGACTTGATCCACCGACTGGAACAGTCAGTACCTCGAATTATGCAGGAATGAACGGCTCATACCTAAATAACGCCTTTATTGAAAAGCGAAATGTAGTCATTCCCTTTGAAATGCGAGGTTTTGACGTGGAACTCCGCAGGCACGAACTATATCGTGTGGTCAAGCCGTCCAGATATATCAAGATTTACTACTCCACAAAAAATATTTCTGTGTATGCAGAGGGTATCGTAGAAACCTGCGAAATGGAGAATTTTGAAAAGCTGACCAATGGGCAGATCTCCATTCTCTGTCCCGATATTTACTGGTACTCCACTGAAACGCAGATTGCAGAATATTCCCGTGTCAGAGGTACATTTCATTTTGTCTGTCCTGACAATGATGAGCCTTTTCCGATTGGTGCATATAATACGCAGGATATGATGACGATCAATAACAGCGGTGATGAGGTCGGATTCACTCTTGAAATCAGCGGTGGTCCTGCGAAAAATCCGACCATTTATAACGCTCTGACGGACGAATATATGCAGATTGCAGGCGATATTCAAAAGGGAGATGTTATCACTATAACTACGAAAACAGGCAACAAAACCGTTCTTCTGGAGCGTGAGGGCGTTGTGACAAATATCATCAACCGACTTGTTTCAGGTTCAACATGGCTGAATCTGAAAACGGGTGAAAACAAATTTTATGTGACAGCATCGGAGGGACTGAACCGCATCAAAGTCTGTCTGATACACCGAAATGCGTACTTAGGAGTTTGATTTATGCAGATAGAAATTTACAATATGATTCCTGTTGGAGCGAATATCTCCATATCTCTTGAGGCTGTCTGCGACAGCTTTTCTTCGCTTTTGTGGGATATTGAATATTACAAATGTGGTGCTTTTGAAGTGTACATTGCCGCAAGTCCCCGAAATATCGAGATTTTTCAGACAGGCAGAATTGTCGGGCGTAATGATGATAAGGAGCATTTCGGGCTGATTGAATCTGTGAAACTTGAAACAGATGCTGAAGATGGCGATTATCTCATCATCAAAGGCAGATTTTTAATGTGCCTTTTGGAAAGGCGTATTATTTACCCAACGTTTAACTTTACAAAGTTTGTTTCATATTTTCAAATTATAATGAATGTGGTACAGTATAACGCTTGTACATCAGGGATAAGAAAGATTCCGGGACTTGTTGTCGGCTGTTCGTCAGGCACTTGCTGGAATACTAAAACCAAATTGCAAGTCAGTTATGAAAATCTAATGGAATGGATATACACCATTTGCGAGAGAATCGGCGGAACAGCAAATATATGCTTGAGTAAAACCAATAATGAGCAGTATGAAATGATTTTTGAACTTTTACAAGGTACTGATAGGAGCATATTACAGAAAATCAATCCGCACATTATTTTTTCTGACAGATATAACAATCTGCTGTCTTTCACCTATTTTACGGATACTTCTGTTAAAAAGAATTACGCCTATGTCTTAGGCAAAGGCGAAGGTGAAAAACGTAAGAGAACCACATATTTTGAAGGAGCAGAACCTTCTTCTCTCGACCGCTATGAGGTGTATGTTGATGCAAAAGACATCTCAGATGAAGAACAGGAAAATGGCGAAACAAAACCATTATCCGAGGAAGAATATTCGGAACTTCTGAAAGAGAAAGGCAAGCAGAATCTTGTTCCCACAAAAACAAAATCAGAATCACAGATTGCAGTACAGTCCACACAGTTTCAATACGGTGTGGACTATTTTGTTGGGGATTTTGTCACAGTGGAACACCACAGGTTTGGAATCAGGCAAAACAAAATACAGCTTGTCGGAATGATTGAGAGCTTTGACCACAACGGCAGAAATTTAACACCAACATTCAAGGAGGAATGATTTATGGCATTTTCATTCGGATTTTTCAATTCTAAAAATCTTGACAGAACATATACTGCTGAGAATTTCAATGACTATCTCGGCAGTATCATCTGTGACGGGATTCAGGACAACTTCGGACAGTGTTTTAAACTGTCTGCAAGCAAGTTGAAGCTGACGATCGGCAGCGGAAAGGCTTGGATTCAGGGGCATTATTTCATTTCGGATACGGCATATACCTATGACTTATCTCGCTATGTGGACGAATCTCTGCCGAGATATATGGCGGTTGGAATTTGCTGTAACACTTCTGAAAACGTCCGTAATGTCAGCTTTGAAATCCTCGCAGGAACTCCTGCCACCAATCCTGCAATACCAAGATTTCAGAACACAGATTACAAGAAATATCTCACCCTTTGCATTATCAGACTTGATGCAGGCACATCAGAACTTAGTATCACAGATTACAGAGAAAACAATAATTTCTGTGGATATGTCCGCTGTATTCTCGGCAAATGCAAGGTTACAGATATGCTCTCACAGCTTTCTGAAATTCAGACGCAGATAAAAGATTACAACATCACAGTTAGTCAGCTGACAACAAAAATAAACGAGTTAACGCTGAAAATTGATGAGATGACAGGCGATGTGGTTTCCATTGGAAAATGCGGTCAGAGTGTGGATTTTGTGCTTTATTCGGACGGCAAACTGCTTCTCAAAGGCACAGGGGCAACATTCGATTATTCTACTGACAGTAATCCGTCACCGTTTCAGAATAATTCCAATATCAAATCGGTTATTGTTTCAGAGGGTGTGACAGGCATTGGAGAACGACTTTTTCAGTATTGCGACAACTTAAAAACAGTATCACTTCCGACAACACTTACAGCAATCAAAAAGGCTGCATTTCTGCCGCATATTGACGGTTACATTTATCATCAGAGTCTTAATGGTTTAACAGAACTGAAGATTCCGGAACGTGTTACTGAACTTGGTGTGAATGCATTTGCAGGAACGGCAATCAAGTCCGTAACCGTTCCATCCTCTGTTACAACTGTTGGTGCAATGGCATTCAGTGAGTGTCAGTATCTTGAAACTGTGAGATATGGCGGCAAAGTTATTAGTGACAGAATGTTTGTACGATGCACAAAACTGAAAAATCTTACTATTACCAAAAGTGTCAAAGAAATTGTGGGTGGATGCTTTAACTATTGTGAATCCTTGAATGCAATCACTTATGAAGGCTCTCTTGCTGACTGGAATGCTGTGAAGAAAAATACAAACTGGGACAGCCATGCAATTGATATCGAATCTCCGCTTGCAAAAATCCAGTGCCTTGACGGATATATGGAATATGTCACAAGCACGAAAACATGGAAAGAGGTGAAATCATGATAAAATTTCTTGTAAAAGGTCAAAACATCGAAACGCTGGAACATGAAATCATTGCAGCAGATCAGGTTTCTTTTGTAAAGATATATTTTGTGTTCGATAATAACTGGAAACCGCTGCATAAGGTGGTGCAGTTCACACAGGACGAAAATACCTACAACCGAATGCTTGGGAATGAGGAAACAAGCTGTTTTCTGCCGTCAGAACTGCTTGCAGGGACTGTGAAAATGTCACTTTTTGGCTATGATGCGGCATCTTCTGAAACTGTCAGAGCAACGACTGTTGTCAAAACACTGCACATCAGACCATCGGGATTTGAGGGCGAAAACAGCAACGTTCCGCCTACTCCTGATTTGTATCAGCAGCTTTTGGAGAAGATTTCTGAAAAAGGCAAGGATGGCAAATCCGCCTATGAAGTTGCTGTAGCATACGGATTTGTTGGCACAGAGGTTGAATGGCTTGAAAGCCTGAAAGGTGTTGATGGCAAGGACGGAGTAAACGGCAAAGACGGATGTGACGGTAGAAATGGCGTTGATGGTTTACCGGGTAAAGATGGCAAAAGTGGTGCAGACGGACTTCCGGGGCGTGATGGAATTGACGGCACAGATGGAAAATCCGCCTATATTATTGCCGTAGAACATGGATTTTCAGGTACAGAAAATGAATGGCTGCAAAGCCTGAAAGGTAAAGATGGAATTACCCCCGATATGTCAGACTATGCAACAAAAGCTGATATTGCAGAATTACAAGAGCAAATCAGGCAAATATCCGGCATCAGCTATATTTCTGTGTTTGAAAGCGGTTCTGATGCCTTGCAAAAATACGGCGACAGCATCTACACTTATTACAATGACGGTTATCGTTCTCTTGCAGGATTTGCAGAAAGTTATCCGCACTTTTGTTCTGCTGAAAACAACTATGCTCTGTATTTCAATCAGAACGATTTCAGCTGGGCAGGAACTATGTTTGTGATTTTTTTGACACCTGTCGCAATTACTTCAAAAATGAAGTTGCTCTTAAGCTATATGGTTGGTGCATCGCAGGATGCTGAATTTTATCTTATTCCGAAGACAGATAAAACAGGCTCTGAACTTGCTCAGTATATTTACGAGGAAATCAAAGCCGAAAATGCTTTGAAATTATCATTTAAATGGCTTTATTCCGATACTTTCATTTCTGTGATGCAGTCGTTGGAAAACGTATCGGATGGAGAATATTATCTTGCTTTCAAAGGCACATCGGATAATTCACATCCGATGGTGAAGTCTATTAAATTTATGAAGGAGTGATCTTATGAAAGATACCATTTGCCTGATTGCAGGCATTGTCGGCGGATTTATTGCAACACTGCTTGGTGGCTGGGATTCTGCTCTTGCGACACTTGTAGTATTCATGGGCATTGATTTTGTAACGGGAATCGTGACTGCTGCGATGGGCAAATCCAAACACAGCGAAAGCGGTACACTCAACAGCACTGCAGGCTGGGTTGGTCTTGCAAAGAAGTTTTGTATTCTTCTTATGGTAATTGTGGGAGTGAGAATCGATATTCTCATTGGCACAAATTACATTCGTGATGCCGTTTGTATCAGCTTTTGTCTGAATGAACTACTCTCCATTATCGAGAATACAACTTTAATGGGAATCCCTTTCCCGCCTGCATTCAAAAAAGCAATTGATGTTCTGCAAACGAAAGTAGGCAGAACTGAAGATGAAAAGGAGGACGAATAAATGGCTATTTTAAGACCTGATACAACAACTACTCTGAATGGAGTGAAAATAAACGAATACTTGCTCACCAAACACAATCCAAACCACATCAATATGCCTTCCGTTTCTATGGAGAGCAAAGTTATCGGTGTTACTGTTCACAACACCGACTGGATTTCTGTTGCAAGCGGAACGACACCTGCGGAGCAGTACACAAGAGCAACCGTCAATGGCAACATGAAAGATGTCAGAGTTCATTATTATGTTGACAACGTATGTGCATGGCAGAATCTGCCTTTATCCTTAAGTGACTGGCACGCTGCTGACGGAAGTGGTAACGGCAACAGAAAAACCATTGCAATCGAGTGCATTATGAGTTCTGCTTACAATTCTACGGATAAGAAGTCAGAGGATAACTGTGCAAGACTTGCAGCAGCACTTCTGAAGAAGTATGGTCTTGACATCAATCACCTTTACACACATACGCATTGGCTCAATGTCCGTGACGGAAAATCGGGTACTGTGGACTATCTCAATACTACAAGAAATCCTTACAAGATGTGTCCTGCGTATATTCTGCCTCATTGGGCAGAGTTCAAGAAGAAAGTACAGGCATATATGAACGTAGGTTCTTCAACACCTGCAACATCTTCTCCAAAACAGCTTTATCGAGTAAGAAAGTCATGGTCTGATGCTAAGTCGCAGATTGGTGCTTTTTCTTCTCTTGAAAATGCGAAGAAAGCCTGCAAGGCGGGATATGTTGTATTTGACAGTAATGGAAAACAGGTATATCCTACAAAGAAGTCCATTGAGAAAGTTGCCCATGAAGTCATTCAGGGTAAATGGGGCAACGGTGCGGAACGTAAGAAACGTCTTACCGATGCAGGTTATGACTACAACGAAGTGCAGAAAAAAGTAAATCAGATGATCTGATTTTCCATACATTATTGATTTTGTCCGCAGGTACTCCATTGTGAGTGTCTGCGGACTTTTTTATTTTCCAAAATAAATCCGCTCAAATTACTCTTCAATCTCCAGTGGAAAGTGAAACCATATGAATTGGAGGTACTTTCATGCAGGAAAAATCAAAATCCATATTCCCTACTGAACTGCAGCAGGATTATAATTACTTTATGGCACAAAAAACAGCTGCTCTTATGCTGTCTGCCGGACTTATTTCCTTGGTGGAATTCAACAAATTAACTCAAATAAACCGTGACACATTCTCACCGTTTCTGGTTGAGATTATGCCTAAAATCACTTGATAAATTATGCGTTTAGAGTTATATATACAATGGTGGAAGGAGGTGAACCAACATGAAAACTGTAACCAAAATCGATAAAGTTCAGCCTTTGAAAACAGAAAAAAAGATACTTCGTGTTGCAGCATATTGTCGTGTTTCTACAGATTCTGATGCTCAGCTGGAAAGTCTTGAAACACAGAAGAAACACTATGAATCTTACATTACTTCTCACAGGGACTGGAAGCTTGTTGGGATTTATTTTGATGAAGGTATTACCGGAACAAAAGCAGAAAAACGTCCTAGACTGATGCGTTTGATTGCTGATTGCAAGGCTAAAAAAATTGACTTTGTAATTACCAAGTCTATCAGTCGCTTTTCCAGAAATACTACAGACTGTCTGGAAATCGTCAGAACACTTTTGAATTTGAATATCCCGATTTATTTTGAAAAGGAAAATCTGAACACAGGTTCAATGGAAAGCGAACTTTTTCTTTCTATTCTGAGTTCTATGGCAGAAGAGGAATCTACATCTATTTCTGAAAATAACAAGTGGTCTGCAAAGAAACGTTTTGAAAATGGTACTTACAAGCTAAGCTATGCACCTTATGGATATTGTTTAGTAAATGGCAAATTGACAATTGATAAAACGCAAGCAGAAATCGTGAAACGAATTTTTACAGAACTTCTTTCCGGAAAAGGAACTGAAGCAATCGCTAAGATTTTGAATCAGGAACAAATTTCAAGTCAGAAAGGTGGACGCTGGACTTCTGCCAGTATTCGTGGAATCATCGCAAATGAAAAATATACCGGTGACTGCATTTTTCAAAAAACCTACACAGACAGTAATTTTAATCGGCACAAAAATAATGGCACACTTGACCGATATTATATTTCTGAACATCATGAAGCAATTATCAGTCATGATGATTTTAATGCCGCAAATGCTCTGATAGAACAGCGAGCCAATGAAAAAGGAATTAAACGTGGAAGTAAAAAATATCAGCAACGCTACGCTTTTTCTGGTAAAATCATATGCAATAAATGTGGCAATACTTTTCGCAGAAGAATTCACACGAGTACTTATGGAAGCTACACAGCTTGGGTATGTAACACACATTTAGCTGACAGAAAAAAATGTTCAATGCTTTTCATAAAAGACGCTGACATCAAACTTGCCTTTTCCACAATGCTGAACAAGCTGATTTACGGCTATCGATTTGTTTTGACCCCCTATTTAAAGGCTTTACAGGAAAATACCGGTGATGATGTTCTTCTTAAGATTCAACATTTAGAAGCACTGCTGGAACAGAATGCTGAACAACGTGAAACATTGCACAAACTTATGGGACAGGGTTACATTGACCAAGTTCTTTTTGCACAGGAAAACAATACCCTGCTTTCTCTGGCAAATTATTACAGAACTGAAATCGAAGCTTTAAATCGCTCTATAACAGGAGATAGCACAAAGGTTTATGAAACAGAGCGTTTGATTCATTTCTGTAAATATGGTGAAATGTTGCAGGAATATCGTGACGATTTATTTGAATTATTTACTGACCATATTCAGGTTTACAGCCGTCAGAAAGTCGGTTTTACACTTCGATGTGGTCTTACTTTTCAGGAGAAAATTTGATGGGACACACACCTTACGGATATCGAATCGAAAATGGCATTGCAGTAATTGACAAAACCACTGCCAATCAAGTTCAACAGCTTTACAAAAACTATTTATGCGGACTATCCCTTACAAACGCTGCAAAGGAAGCAGGTATTGCGATACTTCATTCTGGTGCAAAGCGAATGTTGCAAAACAAGCACTATCTTGGAGATGATTTCTATCCTGCTATCATCACCCAAGAAACTTTTTATGCTGTTACAGCAGAATTAAACAAACGTTCCGAAAAACTTGGACGTAACAATCACTATCAAGCACCAATTATAAAAAGACCACCTACAACCTTTCGCATTGATGAAACAACTGAAAAATATGACAATCCAATCAGACAGGCAGAATATTGTTACAGTCTGATAGAAAACATGGTAATTAAATGAAAAATGTTATGATCATACCTGCAAAAAAGCAGGTTGGCAATATTGCCAGGCAACAGGAAGAAAAACCAAAGCTCCGAGTCGCAGCGTACTGTCGTGTCAGTACCGACAGCGATGAGCAGGCTACCAGCTACGAAGCTCAGGTAGAACACTATACCGAATATATTCAAAAAAATCCTGATTGGGAATTTGCCGGTATTTATGCCGATGATGGTATCTCAGGCACTAATACAAAGAAACGTGAAGAATTTAATCACATGATTGATGACTGTAAGGCTGGTAATATTGATATGATTATTACCAAATCCATTAGCCGATTTGCCAGAAACACACTGGATTGCCTAAAATACATCCGACAACTCAAAGACATGAACATTCCTGTTCTGTTTGAAAAAGAGTCCATCAACACGATGGATGCTAAGGGCGAAGTTCTTATCACCATCATGGCATCTCTGGCCCAGCAGGAATCACAATCCTTAAGCCAGAACGTGAAGCTGGGCTTACAATACCGCTACCAGCAAGGCAAGGTACAAATCAACCACAATCGTTTTCTTGGATACACGAAGGACGCGGACGGCAACCTCATCATCGACCCAGAACAAGCAGAAATCGTAAAGCGCATTTATCGAGAATATTTAGAAGGGCTCAGCATGGATAAGATTGCCGCCGGACTGGAGCGCGACGGTGTTCTTACCGGTGCCGGAGGAAAAAGGTGGCACACAAGCACCATCAACAAGATTCTCCGAAACGAGAAATACATCGGCGATGCCCTGCTCCAGAAAACCTACACAACAGACTTTCTGAACAAAACCAGAGTCAAGAACAACGGTCTCGTCCCGCAATACTATGTAGAAGGCAACCACGAAGCCATTATTCCGAAAGACATCTACTTACAGGTTCAAGAAGAACTGGTCCGCAGGCGAGTGGTCAAAACCAGTGCCAACGGCAAGAAACGTAGCTATAGCTGCAATCACTGCTTCTCGCAAATTGTCATCTGCGGTGAATGCGGTGAAATGTTCCGAAGGCTCCACTGGAACAATCGTGGAGTTAAATCTATTGTCTGGCGCTGCATCAGCAGGCTTGAATCCACTGGACTGGAATGCCACGCAAGAACCGTCAATGAGACTGTATTAGAAAATGTGGTAGTTCAGGCGATCAACATGCTCCTTGGCGATAAGTCCACCTACCAGGCACAACTCCAACAAAACATTGCAAAGGTGATCCGAAGCGCTCAGCAAAATACCGCTGATGGCATTGACGAAAGACTGCAGGAACTTCAGAAAGAGCTTCTCAAAAAAGCCAACAACAAAGAGGCCTATGATGGGATTGCCGATGAGATTTTCAAGCTCCGGGAGCAGCGAGAAAAATGCACAGTTGATACCGCCGCCAGGGACGCACAGATTGCCCACATCAACGAGCTACAGGACTTCATCAAGCAGCAGCCCGCACACCTGGATGCCTTCGATGAATCCCTGGTAAAACGATGGCTTGAGCGAATCATCGTCTGGGATGACCACTTCACAGTAGAGCTCAAGTCCGGACTGAAAATTGAGATTGAACGATAATTTCTTAGACGAAAAAGACTCCTCAACACTGGAACGAATCCAGTGTTGAGGAGATTTGTTTTTATAAGATTGGAATTCCGGAACTCAATTCGTTCTCATTATAATCCATCTTCAATTCTTTTTTCAGCCAATTGTAATCTTTAACAATAGTCTTTACCATATCTCCGATAAGCCTAAATTCTTCTTCATTGGCGATATCTTCACATGACGAGCTATTAACATCAGGATTACCTGAATAATTGCTGTGTGCAAATCTATAAGCTACAGCAGCCTTTAATAATTCCTGAGTAGCATATTGCCCATTATCAATAATATACTCGCACAGCTGAATTTTATTAAATCGCGATATCGGTGTATCTATGTTTTCTTGATTGTTTGTTACAGTTATAGGTTCACCTTCTTTAAAGCTAATCTTTGTATTTACTCTATGTGTTGGTGAGATTTCAAGGAAAGGAGCATCTTCAAATGTCACTTCCTTCTTATCCGTCAGAAAAATAAAATGCCTTACATATTCTGACTGAATGATGATGGGATACAGTTTGCAATACAGTTCTGAATACTGCTTATAGTAAAATTCATATTTGAAATGTAAATCTGAAGAAAAGCGTTCAAATCCTTCTTTGAATTCTCTCTCTACCTCTTCAGTTTTACGAGTTATCTCTTCGACATCTTCCTTTGTTGCTAAATTTTCTCCCTTCTTGTCCATATATGATGGTAAGTAGTTTTTCGTAAACAATCCTAAAAGGAAAATAAAAATCAAACTCGCTATGTCTAATATCATAATAATCCAGTCCATTTAATTAATCACCTCTTCAATCCTTTCGTCATCTTAATCTACTCAAGCATTATTTATATCAGCTTTTCTTAGGAAGCTTCAAATCGACTTTGCCGCCTAATGCCGCTGCTCCAACTCCTATAACAGTTACAAGTGCCATACTTGCAGCTCCGACAAGTTTCCAGTTGAATTGCCTTTTTTCTGAATCCTTATTGTCAACGGTACTAAGAATTCTCTCTTGTTGTGCGCGTACTTCTTTTTCTTTGCTATCCACCATTTTAAGGATTTCCATTTCACCCTTGAGAATTTCACTTTTTTCCTCGAGTGTTAAATCCTCATTATCAAGGCATTTGCTATAATCGTCTCTAACCTTTTCAGCAAATGCTATAAATTCAGTTCTTCCAAGAGTTGCATCATCCATGGCCTTGTCTGCCGAGCCATAAACATGCTGCACACTGTCATCATCGCTTTCTACAATCTTTGAAAGCATCTCCTTATATTCTGACAAGGAGCTTTTTAAAAGATTTGCAAGTTCTGGGAACTGCTTAATAGTCTCTTTGGCAACCTTCGGACGCATGTTGCTGAGCATAGATGTGATACTTACAATCTCATCTTTTTTAATGGCCTTGAAATCGGTTCTCCCAAGTATATCTAGTGTTTGTTTCTCAAGCGCATTATACTCCATAGTACATAATCTCCCTTTGTTTTTATAAAACATCCATTCCACTTCCTACAAACTCCCAAAACAGTCGAGTTGCCGGATTGGTTGTCTGCCCTTTTCATTTTCCAAAAATCATCCCAAAATGCCTGACATCTAATCCACTGCCTCAAATCGTGACATCTAATCCGAGGTTACAATCTGACACACATTTTACAGTAGATATGTTTCCATATAAGAAAACCGAGCTTTTTCAGGAGTTAGGCTCTAAATCCCAACTTCCGAAAAAGCCCGGAAATACGCTACTTTCTGTCCTTTATTTATCTTTCCTTGACATCAAAACCACGCACTCAACGTGCAACGACACCTTGATTTTGATGTTTGCATTTTCGTTAAATTGCCCATACAGCCCTATTGAATAAGCAATTTGAACTTTTCTCGCAAATAATCTATAGCTTCACCATTTCAAACTGCCTTGAAGTCTTGACATTGATGTTATTATGACAACCTCATTAAAAAGGCAAACTACATGAAACACGTATT